GGGGCTTCAACAGCCCTGCGTGCGTCCCGGTACATGGAGAGCCGCAAGGTCGCGAAGATGCACCAAAATATCCTCGTGTTCTACAAGGGGGCGACCAAGGACATAAAGAAAACATTCAAAAAAATTGAGTATGCAAGCGAAGATTTGGAACTTTTCCGAGTGGATTCAGGAAACGAACCCACAGGAGCTGAGGGCGAAGTTTGACGGTCTGTTGAGACAGGCGGGGTTCAATATCCTGTGCTTCACAGACCACCACTTCACGCCTCAGGGTTACGCAGCGTTGTGGCTGTTGACAGAGAGCCACAACGCCGTTCACACGTTCCCCGAGTTCGGGAAATCGTACATAGAGCTGTCATCGTGTAACTTGGAGTCCTTTCAGGAATTCCTCAAACAGACCAAAACGCTATGAGCTTCTATCAGAACAGGGTCAGAAATCAGGTGAAAGAGGCACGGCTTGAAATCGTGTCACAGCTGTATAAACGGGGCTATTCGCTCGGCAAGATACGCTGTGAGGTTATGGCTCGGCTCGACCTGAAAACCTACTCCAAGGGGACGGTGCATAACGACATCAAGACGCTTCTGCGGGAATGGCGTGAAAGCCGCCTCGAGGATATGGACGAAGCCCTGCAGCTCGAGCTGACCCGCATTGACGACACCGTCCGAGAGCTGTGGGAACAATGGGAAAAGAGCAAGGAGGACTATACGCAGACCTACCGCCGCCGCAAGGGTGCGCCTGAGCGACGACCTGAGGGACAACAGGCGCAGCAGCAACAGGGGCAGGACGGACAGCGCACCCGCACCCTGTTTGTCGAGGAGAGCACCCGCAACGTTCAGGGGCTCGGCAACCCCGCCTATATATCCGAGATACGTCAGCAGTTGGCGGAGCGGCGCAAGCTGCTCGGGCTGTACGCCCCGGAAAAGAAACAGGTCGAGGGCGAGATGTCCTTTGCGAATTTCCTCATGGAGAGCGGCATGTTGGATGAGGCTGAACAACAGAACGGCGAATAAGCCTGTTTTTAGCCCCGCTGACGGCTTCAAATCATTTATTGGTATAAGTTATCCACTCAAACTACAAACGGCGAGAAATCGCCTAAAAACGGCTAATTTCAAGTGAACAGAAATGACGAACGAATACGCAAGCAGGGTGTCGCCCTGTTGACGGCGTGGCGGGAGGATTGGAATAGATTCGTCCGTGACGCCCTCGGAGTGACGCTCGACCGTGAGCAGCAGGAGATACTTTCCTCGGTGCAGTTCAACCCACGCACGAGCGTTGCGTCGGGAACAGCCCGTGGCAAGGACTTCGTCGCCGCCTGCGCCGCTGTGTCGTTTATGTACCTCACGCCACGTTGGAACAGCCGCCGAGAGCTGATAGAAAACACCAAGGTCGCCCTCACAGCCCCGACAGACCGTCAGGTAAAGAATATCATGATACCTGAGGTCAGCCGCCTGTTCAACAGGGCGAAGAACCGAGGCATTGTGCTGCCCGGCAGGATGAACGCCTACGATATCCGCACCGACTTCGACGAATGGTTCTTGACAGGCTTCAAGGCTGACGAGCATAACCACGAGGCGTGGTCGGGCTTTCACGCCGTACACACGATGTTCGTCATTACCGAGGCTTCGGGTATCGGCGACGACACCTTTGCGGCTATCGAGGGTAACCTGCAGGGCGACAGCCGTATTCTGTTGGTGTTCAACCCGAACACTCCTATCGGCTATGCCGCCCGCTCACAGAAAGGCGACCGTTGGGCTAAGTTCCGCCTGAACAGCCTGACAGCCCCGAACGTCCTCGAACACAGGCTCATCATACCGGGGCAGGTGGACTACGATTGGGTGCGGGATAAGCTCGAGACGTGGTGTATGCCGATACAGGAACGCGACCGCACGGAGGAGCTTGACGACTTCCTGTTTGAGGGGCAGTGGTACCGTCCCGAAGACCTGTTTCGCAAGAAGGTGCTCGGCAAGTTTCCCAAGGTGGCGGACGACGTTCTTATCCCGTCGCAGTGGATTGAACTCGCACAGCAGCGGTGGCTTGAAGCCGAGGGGCGCGAACCTGTCAGCTCAGAGCCACGCATGTTGGGTGTCGACGTGGCGGGTATGGGACGCGACTCCACCTGCTTCTGTGAACGGCGTGGACGGTACGTCGCTCAATTCGACGCACGCAACTCAGGCGGCACGGCAGACCACATGGCTGTCGCCGGGCACATCATATCACGCCGACAGCACGAGCCGAAGATGGTTGTCAGTATTGATACTATCGGCGAGGGTGCGGGCGTTTACAGCCGCTGTGTCGAACAGGACGACCCGAACTATATCATCAGCTGCAAGAACTCCGCAAAGGCTGTCCTTGGCGACCGTCCGCTCCGTGACATCACGGGGCAGTACACGTTCACGAACCTCCGTGCCTACTTGCATTGGTGCGTCCGTGATTGGCTGAACCCGAAAAACAACACAGGGGCGATGTTGCCTCCTGACAGTCAGTTCGCCGAGGAAGCAGCCGAGATACGTTGGGAGTTCCGCTCAGACGGCAGTATCATCATCGAACCCAAGGAGGACATCAAGAAACGCCTCGGGCGCAGCCCTGATAAGTTCGACGCACTCGCATACACGTTCTATCCGATCAGAGCCGCCGGGAGAACGATTGACCTCGGGCGGCTCTCGAAGATGGTTTAATAACACTCAAAAAATCATACAGAAATGACAATCGAAGAAATTTTAAGCTCAAGCGAGTTGACAGCTTCGGAGAAAGTGGGGCTGTTGAAAGAGAAAACAATCTACGTGCCTGTGTGGGGCGGGCGTTACGGTCTGCAACAACAGTTCGACCCGACCAAACACCCGGTTATGGACAAACAGAAATACCCGGACGAGGTGGACGCAGACGGCGTTCATCCCGTTACCCGTGTAACCTGTGACCTGCCCCGCCTCGCCTGTAAGCGTATGACCGAGCTCTGCTGCGGCATACCCGTGAAACGTGTGTACAAGCCTGAGAACGACCAACAGAAAGAGATAGCGTCGTACATGGAGGCTGTGTATGACCGCAACCGCATTGACAGCGTGAACATCGAACGCCTGAACATGCTCTTTGCGGGCTGTGAGGTAATGACCCTGTGGTACGCCGTTGAGAGCCGTAACAACGTGTATGGCTTCGACAGTCTGTTGAAGCTCCGCTGCCGCAACTTCTCACCTATGCTCGGCGACAACCTGTACCCGCTGTTTGATGAGTACGGAGATATGACAGCTATGTCCGTCGGTTACACCCGCAAGGTCGGCAAGAAGAACGTTCAGTTCCTCGACGCATACACAGCCACGAAGCACATGAAGTTCAGTTTCGAGACGGGCGAATGGGCTGTCACGGAGGACGAGGACATCAGCCGTATCGGGAAAATCCCCGCTGTGTACGTCAACCGTCCGACACCGATTTGGGAGGACACAGCCCGCCTCGTCTATGAGATTGAATGGGCGTTGAGCCGTAACGGTAACTACCTCCGCAAGAACTCCAAGCCGCTGTTCGTCGTGTTCGCCGACGAGGTTATCAAGTACGGCGACGAGAAGTCCGAAAACAAGGAGTTCAAGGCTGTTATGCAATATCCCAAGGGCTCAACCGCTCAGTACGTGACATGGCAACAGGCGACAGAGAACCTGAAATACTTTGTCGACGAGCTGCGACAGTCGTTCTTCACACAGCTGCAGCTCCCCGATTGGAGCTACGAGAAGATGTCGCAGATGGCTCTGTCAGGCGAGAGCCGCAAGCAGCTGTTCATCGACGCTCAGATGAAAGTCAAGGACGAGAGCGGGCGTATATTGGAGGGGTTCGACCGTGAGACAAACGTCCTGAAGGCTTATTTGAAGCTCATGCTCCCTGAGCGTTACCACGCTGACATCGACGCTCTGAAGGTGGAGAGCCGCATAACGCCGTTCTCTATCACGGACAGCAAGGAAACCGTCGAGACGCTCATGCTTGCCAACGGCAACCAACCTATCATGTCACAGCGTGAGAGTATCGAGGAATACGGACATACGGACGACGTTGATAAGACGCTCAGTGAGATAGCCGAACAGGGAATGGCGGACGTGTTCGAGCCAACCGAATAACCGGGTATGGCTCTACCGAAACCACGCCGCCGTCAGCCTGAGCGGGTGAAGCCGACGGTCTTCTGCAGTGACTGCCGCCACAGTTACGATTGGCACAGTAAGGCTATCGACGGGCACCTCATCCTATGCCGCTGCCGCCTCGACGCTAAGTCGGAATACGGCAAGTGGTCGAAGTTCCTGAGCGATGCGGCTTGTGATAATTTCCAACAACGACAGGAGGACGAACAGAATGGCTAAGAAAAAACAGACAAAGAAACTGACATGGGAACAGCAGCACCTGCGTAACGTCGCCCGGTATGAACGTCAGATAGACGACATCTACCGGGAGGCGGCACGCGAGGCTGCGTCTATCGGGGCGACCATTAAGGCTGTCAAGGGCGACACGCTGTTTTCATTCTCCGACTATCCACTTACCCGCAAGCGAGTTGACAGCCTGTTGTCGGGGCTGACAGAAAGCGTGGAGGCGGTTATCCTGAACGGTGTGCGTGCCTCTTGGACGCTTGCCAACAACAAGAACAACGAGCTGTCACAGCGGGTATTCGGCGATAACGTCGGCAAACTGACACAGGCGCAGTACCGCAGGTATTTCAGTGACAACGACGAGGCTCGTCAGGCGTTCGAGCAGCGCAAGGTAAACGGCATGAACCTCTCGAACAGGGTGTGGCGTTACACAGACCAATTCAAGGAGGAAATCGAAATGGGGCTTGATGTCGGAATCCGCAACGGGCTGTCGGCAGATCAGATGGCTCGGGAGCTGAACCAATACCTGCAGCACCCTGATATGTTATTCCGCCGTGTGCGGGACGAACACGGGATGTTACAGTTATCACAACGTGCCGCCGCTTATCACCCCGGACAGGGCGTTTATCGCAGCTCATACAAGAACTGCCGTCGCCTCGCCGCAACGGAAACCAACATCGCCTACCACACGGCTGACTACCTCCGTTGGCAAGACCTCGACTTCGTTGTCGGCATAGAGATACACCTGTCCTCGAATCATACGCTCTTGGGACAGGACGGCTTACCGCATAACTTCACGGATATCTGTGACGAGCTTGCCGGGCGTTACCCCAAGGACTTCAAGTTTACAGGGTGGCACCCACACTGCCGCTGTTACGCCACGTCTATCCTGAAAACGCCTGAGGAACTCGAGGAGGACACCCGCAAGATTCTCAACGGCGAGGA